GAAGTAGCCCCACTCTTCCCATGCGAAGTTTGCCTCTCCAGGCGCAAAGCTCGCCTTGGCTGTAATCACATTGACTGATCGAGATGGGAATGTGGCTTCCATAGGCCGTCGAAAGACTGATCCACCTTGAAGGTCCGTCTGACCAGCTGCGAAGGCTGCGTTCGAGTTACCGACTCCGAGGTGTGCGTTCGCTGCATTGAACTCCGTTACTGCTTCACCGTTGAAGTCAGTTGCAATGTGGTTTCGGCCTGCATCAGTTAGAGCCATTGTCTACCCCTAGGATCTGTGTGTTGACAGCAAGTGAGGAGTCCATAGGTGGTGGGTTTAGAATGCGTTCGATGACCTTGCCATCCTTGATCCGTAGGACTTCGATCGGCTTGTCACCTTCTTTGTACTCACCCTCGTACTTCTCTAGCAACACCTCCTCGTCGAATCCGAGTTCCGAAATGTCCCTGCGATCAGGCACCCTCCACCTCCTTTACGCGTGCTCAAGTGCCATGAACGCTCTGATCGAAACAGCCGCAGGAGCGTTACAGCGGATGACGAACCCTTCACTGACTGCGCTGTCGTACGTCTGCCCGAGTGAGAAGTCGTAGGCGAACAGGCCCTTGTTGGGATCGAGTGCGAAAGGCCTCAACGCTGTAACAACAGTAGGCTCAGTAGTCCAGGCGAATCCTGCTGTCCAGTCGGCTGTAGTGACCCTTCCGTAGGTCTGGCGTTCCGCCCCAGCCGTTGAGGCAGTACCTGGTGAGTTAGTCGCGAAAGTGCAGTAGCAGACCTCGACGAGCACCGGTTCAGCAGAAGCCGTGACTCCGTCGAAGTCGATCTCGAACCCCTGCAGGTCAAGACCTACGCTTGCTCCCGCCTTGGCTCCAAGAACTGTCTTAGCAACACCGGCGGAGAGTGCGACCTCACCTTCGGTTGAACATGCATACCCGAGCTTGGTCATATCCCCTCCTCCCTATGCTGCCCTAAAGAGCCCGGCAACGTTGATCTGTGCAGTTAGATCTGTACCGTCTGTGGTGACTGAGAAGTCGTGGTACGTCCAGGGGATAATGTTCGAGTCGGTACCTGCAGTAGTATCGTCATCATAGCAGACAATAAGCTTGCCAAGTGTGTTGTTCACACCACCGCCTGCAGATGTCCAGATTTGGTCAGGGACGTCGAGGTCTCGACGGTTGTTTGTGTCATCGGGCGCCGGCAAGGCTGCAAGCTCGGCATCAGTCAATGTCTTCCTGACATAGTTCGTGAAGTCAGCTTGGTCGTTCGCTGCTGCTAGGAGTGCTGACAGATCATCGTGGTTGTTGAGTGTATCATCCGCCTCAAGACCAGTCGCTTTGAGTAGGACGACGATGAAGGCGGAGTTCGCGTGGTGGTTGGATTCAATGATGTTGTACCATTCAACACCGCGACCCTTGGCGATGTTGAAAACGCCGTCAGCCACTCTTCACCTCCTTCCTACCCGAGTTCAGCTCTTCGGCTATGCCTACCTTGACGACCTTCTCGTGAGTACCGTCTGCGTACTCAACGATATAGACGTCCGGACCGTCCTTCGGGTCGTCCGACTTACGAATGACTCCGTCGCGTTCTTCCATCTGCATCACTCCTTTGGCCCACCTGTAATGCTACCCTGTCGGGAACCGTCAGCATTCTGACCCTTCGGGACTTCTCCGTTAGGCGGAGCGGGCTGTTCTGGAGAAGCAACCACAGTTGGCCTGCCCTTCGTTATCCTCGCTTCGACATCACGTTCTGTGACGTCGTCGCCTCCAAGCGGGAGGTCCATCTGATCACGGGTCCACTGCTCAAGGTCCGGAGTAGGCGTGAGGATTCCAGGTTCAGTAAGGTTCCTCATCGCGACGCTGAAGGCCCTCCAGTCCGCAGCCTCACCGATACGCCTAACACGGAGCTCAGGGAAGTTGGTCACCTTCGGTCCGTAGTTGTACCTGATGAGTTCCGGGATCGCATCCTTGTTGATGTTCATCCGCACGATGTCAGAGACATAGCGCAAGGCCTTCATGAAGATCTCCATCTGCGAACTACCAAGCGCCCGAGACCCTGAAGTGGTACTACCGAGGTTCATGAACTGCCCAAGGACGTTACGAGCAATCATGAGGTCGTGGTGCTCCGCTGACTGGAGGACGTTCACGACGCCTGTGTTCATCGCAATGAACTCAACATCCCAGCCAGGAGGCAGTGTAACATATGCCTTCTCGTTCGTCCTCAGGTTCCGTCCGAGTTCGTTAGCGAAGTTCTTGTCCTCGTTCGTGAAGCCTGGTGGAAGTTTGATCTTCGGGATACCAATGCCGTGTCGTTCTTTCTGAATTGCATCGACCTTGTACAGGTTCTCTTTGTAGTACCAGTGTTTGTATGCACTTCGAAGGATCGAGGTACCCTGTGGGTCCCCGCCCTCCCTGTCAAGAGTGAAGATCAGCAGTTTCTGTGATGGAATGTCGACCTGTGAAGAGAAGTTCGTTAGTCCATCGACACGGTTGAAGACGATATGGTTGACAGTGCCATTGCCGTTGAACTCGAAACGGTCGATGTGTACTGGGTGTCGAGGTGCGAAAGCTTCCCACCGGACTACTTCCTTCTCACGTGGGCGCTGCTTCTGTATGTTCTTCCACGTATCCGTCGTGAACACCTTCTCAAACGTGTAGTACCCGTAGTCGAGCATGAGAAGGCATTCCCAAAGGAACTCGATGAAGGGAGTCCGCATGTGGTTCAGAGCCCACCACGTGAAGTCTGCGATCTCCATGTCCTGAGGAGATGAAGACGCAGGGTTCATGTACCACTGTGCACTGATGATTGGAGTCTTCACCAGGCGCAGTGTAGCTCGAACCTGCGCATCAGACCTACGCATTTGGTCATAGGTCTTGATGCCACGGATGCCTCGGAGCTCTGGGTTGTACTCGATGATGCCAAAGCTACCGTACGACGTCATACCGGTAGCTCCGAGCTCCCTTAGGGACGGCGTGTCCGCTAGTTCCTTAGGCTCGTCTCGGGCATCCTCTACAGTCATCTTGGCTTCTGTAGACAGACCAAGACCTGCTCGAAGTCGATCTCCTAGTGCCATGTATCACCACCTCGGGATGTCGTCTAGACGGAACGAGGAGTCGTCAGCCCTCGAGAAGACACTCTCACCACGGCTGAAAATGCCTACTGGATCGGGCTCACGATCCATAGGGTCAGTCGGGTCCGTGTTGAAGTTGCTTGTCTCCATCACGTCCGAGAGGTGGTAGCGGGCGCCAAGTTCGAACAGGTGCATGATGCCGTATCGAATCGCATCCATGCAGTGGTCGTTCTTCTTCTTGGGCTCTTCCTTCTTGTTCTCGTCAGCTGTCCTAGAAAGCTGCTTGGTCCGATAGTTCTGGAACTCGAAGATGGTGTTCTCACAGTTGCGGTCAACGTACAAGTGCGTCTTCTGTTCGCCTAGGTCATTCAGTTGCACTGCCAAGAAGTCCTTCACCTTCTTGATTCCCGTCAGCCAGTCCTTCTTGGCCTCTGGGTCACTGTAGGTAGGAGCGACCAACCGACTCATTGTCGCAGTAGCCTTAGGGTCAGCCGAGTCCCCGAAGCCACAGACGATCTTGTATCCTTCAGGTTGTGGGCGTGCGTTCATGATCTCTGCATGGTCGCTGTCAATCTTACCTGAGTCGTAGTACTCCCTCCAGATGTAGACTTCGTCTGAAGGTGAGATCTGTGCGTCTATAGCCACGAACGGATTTTCGAAGCCGTAGTCAAAGAATAGGTAGTTCGGCCAATCGGGATTGTACACATAGCGGTCGACGATGTGGACTTCATCAGCCCACTCGGTGTAAATCTGCCCCACGAAGGAGCGAAAACTAGCTCCGATCTCCTGCCAGAAGAAAGGATCGTCCGGTGTTCGTAGCTGCCTTTGGATCTCCGGGTCATCAAAACCCTCCGGGTACACGTACGGATTCTCCCAAGCTGGGAAGTTCCAGGACTCCCAATCCTGCTTCGAAGGATCCTGTCCCCACTTGTAGATGTCGTAGTACCAGTTGAAGCCTTCAGGCGTGCTTGGGAAGATCGCCCAGCCATGCTGGTCCGCGAGCGCAGGCGTAATGTACTTATCCCAGACAGTAGGCGACTGTTTTGCTGCCTCGGAAACAATGACACCAGCTAACCCCTCACCGACCAAGGTATCCGGGTGCTGCGCACTCTTGACATCTACCCGAGTACCCCATGGCATCTCGATGTACATGTCACCAGTGCGAACGTTGTACGCCTTCCTCTTGATGTTGTTCCCCATCTTCAGGTCGATGATGATGTACTCCCACAAGTACCGGAACTCCTTCTCACCTAGTTCATATGTCGGCCCGACGATCCAGTACCTATTTCCCCGTTTGGACAAATCAAGCAAGTCTGGCAACAGTTCTGCAGCTGCCATCTTCGACTTGCCAAATCGCCTTCCGCACACAGGTACCTTGAACCGTGCAGGACTATCGTGGAACAGCTTCTGCTTCACGTGGGGCGTGTATTTGATCTTCTCCCACAGAGCCTGGGAATCAATCATTGGACCACTCCGCCCAACATGTCTACTAGGTCCCTACCATCGAGTAGTCGCACGTTGCACAGAGCCCTTCCGAAACTGTCCAGCTTAGTCGACTCGACCCAGACTATCGTACCAGGTGGAATCAGGGTACCCAGGAGGACCTTGGCATCCTCGTACCCTGGTTGCCCCCTTTCTGGTGTGTCAATACCGAGTACCCTGATCCGACTAACGGCGCCCGTTACCTCTCTCCTCCAGACGCCCCATCCAAGATCGAGGTCAGCAGCGAACGTGTCACCGTCGATGACACGAACAACCGTGGCTTGCACGGTCCAGGTTGTCATACGGGTTTGAAGACGCCGATTGTGAGTGCAGTGACCCCGCTGTACGTGAACTCGATCCTACCAGTAGCAGGGTTAGTGAACCGGGTAGGATCGAGTTCAAGCATCCGCTCCTGTGCGTTTGGGATCACGAAGTCGACATCAGGGTCGAACGACTTAGCTCCAGTTGGCGCGAGGCTCGTTGGGTCGTTGATTGTGAGCGTCCAAGACGCCGAGTGCGCGTTCTTTACGTGGATGATGCACCTCGCACCTTCTGGGGCAAAGGAGTCTCCGCCTCCTGCAGCTGCTACATACGCAGGAGTGAGCAGCGTCTGCAGGACCAGTGGTTGAACAGTCAGTACAGCCACTTACGCTCCCTTCACTCGGCCTTGTCTTTCTGGATGTCGCCGAGGAGTTCCTTCCAGGGATCGCTGAGCCCACTCTGACCCACGGGCTTGCCAAGGTTCCACTCCAGAACGTACTTGGAGGACTCCAAGCGAACACGTTCTGTGGAACCGTTCTCGGCCAGCTGGACTAGCTGCTGAGCCGCGGAAACAAGTCCATCTTTCAGGATCTGCTTGGCTGCTTCCTCAGGCGACTCGGAAGGCTTGTATCCGTGGAGGGTTGCGAACAGCTCCTCGTCAGATGGGATGTTGTTGCTGTCTGCGAAGTGTTGGTAGTCCTGTGGACCGCCGTGTGCATCATCTCCCGCGGTCTCGCTGGACATTCCCTTCACCTCCTCCGCTTGGTGTTGCTGTCCAGTGTCTCGCTGATCCTTCCCTCCTAGTATAGCTGGGTCACTCCTTGCAAGGCACGCTATGTCTCGTGGGTACCCTGTATTTTCCAGGTACCCGGGTGTGTTTGGTAGGGGCAGAACCGTTCGCAAACGGGTACCCCTGATGGAATCAGTAGGGGTACCATTGAGGGGCGCCGTGACTAAATCGTTACGTTCGTTTCGATTTCATGTAATATGAAGTTGTAAGATAAAATCAAATAGGAAAGGAGGTGGAATACTATGAAGACTATCAGCATCTATCGTCTGGCAAAGACTGCTGGCGTGCAGCCACAGTCGCTGTACACGCAGGCGAAGCTCGGCGCGCTTCCTGCGAGGAAGACGACGTGCGATCACTGCGGGCACACGGCATGGACTGTCACGGAATCTGACGCCGCTGCGTACCTGAAGAAGCGGGCGGATCGACAGGCAGCTCAGGCCTAACTGTCAATCTGAGAGTGAGACGAAAGTCTCACTCTCGGATTGAACGTTAGGAAAGGAGGTGAACAACATATGAACAAGCACATGGCCCGCAAGGCCACCCTGGCCCTGGTCGCCGTTGCAACCCTTTCCGGAATCGGAATCGGACAGGCGACAGCTGGTGGTGGGACAGTCCGCGTACGCGTGCCGGTGTGTGCCGAGGACGAGACCTTCCTCAAGGGGAAGGGGGACTTCGACGGCCGACGCTGGGACCGCTACGTGTGCATCCACCCTGACAACCTGAAGTAGGGTGGACCCGGGAAGCCGGTCCGAAAGGGCCGGCTTCCCTTATGCTCTATTGACAATACTGGGAACACAACTTTCGACCCTGGGAGTAATTCGGCTACTTCCTAGGAACACAACTTTTCTGCATGGGACTAATTCGGCGCGGGCGGGTTGGGCTACCCTTCGGGCACATCTTTCCACAGGGCGCGGGGGGCCTATCCATCATCATAAGCAGGGATGTTACCTCTATACCGTATTGAGGCTCTTATAACAATTAGGGCGGGTTATACTTAGTATAATAGTCAGATACCTAGTAGTCTTATTACATTATACTACATATAACTAATCCTAAGTATATATAACTAAAGGAAAAGGTGAATAGGTGGTGCCGCTGGTCCACTTGCCGCAAGTCCACTACCTAGTCATTATCCCGTTCATGATCATTCAGGGGGCCCCATCTTCCCAGCCCTCTTCATTATCTCCTGAACCGACTCCGCCAACTCCTCAGAGTCTTCCCCCGAACTCGAAATCGTTCCGTGCCCGCCAGAAGAGTTAGGCCGAGGGCCACCATGAGACCTGGTGCACCAAACCCAAAAGTAGGATGCTGGAAAGAAATCATCCTCCTGATGGGAGACCTTTACTAGGAGCTGGTCGTCTCGGTACGCAACCTGGTAGTTGTCCTTCGCACCGAGCATAGCGGCTATATCCACTATGAGTTCGGCCCGCTCCTCGTCTTTCTTCCTAGACATAGACGTCACCTCCTTACCTCTTATTCTATAAGGGTCCAGAGGAAGACTCAAGGGTTCGAAATTGAGGCTAGCTCCTATGATTTCCCAGTAGTGTAACAAAGGAACCCATGGTAGTGAGGCTTGTCAACCGTACTCGGGACTGCTATAATATAAGATGATAGGGGAAAGACTACCAAGCCAAGAGCCTGGAGGGAGGTGAATGGAATGGCGAAGCGGGCAGAGTATGTCCACACAGGCTTCGGTCGATGGAAGTGGGTCGACAAGGAGTTCTGCGATCGGTGTGGCCGAGAGGTAGTTGTGCCTTGGGAAGCACACCGAGAGAACGGACACAAGCTGTTCGGTGTGTACGAATGCATCGACAGTGGGTGCTACAATGCAGTCCGCAACGGACAAGATGCGAACAGGCCAGACGGTCCGTTGTTGCACTTCGTGGGGGCGTTAGAGGAATCGATGCACCGCCCACCAGCAGCAGTCCTGAACGGAGAAACACTATGAGGACAGAAGACGAAGACACGTGGGAAGCAGAGTACTGGGACGAGTACCTGAAGGAGTTCGGCAGGGCTGCATATGTCGAATCTCGTTACGGAGTAGGGAAGGAGGAGTCGGAATGGACTCCGGAGGTTGGTCAACAGGAACAAGTCGTCCCCAACGCCGCGTAAGGGTGACAAAGACCAAGGTCACCAAACGCGACAGGACGGACGAGATACTCCCACTCGACCCTCGAGACCCTGACATCGTCCGGGCGAAGGGACTGAAGTGAGCCATGAACAACGTAGTGTACCACATGACGGTGAAGGAACCAGGACGGCACGCCTTCACCGAACACAAGTTCGTGTACGACTCGGAGACAGACGCTTGGGACGCGTACGTGAAGGCGACACAGGCGGGCTTCGAGGCGCGTGTGGAGAAGGTCGTCCGACGAAAGGTGGGTGTGTAGTGAGCCTGAAGGGCAAGACACCACAACAGCGCCAGAAGGTGCTGAACAGGCGAGTCCGCAAACTGCAACGGCTGGCACGGCGCCGCAACAGGTCGTAAGCGTTTGGTCATCCTCACAGAGGATGGCTATGGGTTTACGAACTAGGGAGGTGAAAACAAATGCCTGAGTACAAGAAGGTCTACCCAGTAACGAACGACCTACGGGAGCAGCTGAAGGAGCTTCTCGCGGCGGACCCGAAGTCGAGCCTAGCGTCCGATCGGAATCCCGAGTACAGTCGGGATCGTATCGTCGGCACTGCACTAGAGTACATCGGCGAGTACGAACACGGGTCGGTCGACGTCTTGGACCTATTCAATGGTCTGTACTGGACGCCCGAGTCGAACGAGCAGGGTCTGAAGGTGATGGCCGTGGTGCTCGAGGACTTCGTCGGCTCATTGTTCATGGGCCTTGGAGGAACCAAAGAACGGGATTGGACGAACTGAAGTTCCACGAAGGTCAACGAGTTGTTCCTAGAGGACAGGGGTTGATTCTTCCGAGTGGGCTGTGATATAATCAAGATAGGAGGTGAGACACCCCATGGCCAATAGTGGACCTCAAGGGCACATGCACTCAGAGAACGATCCTGACGTGTGCTTCTGCGACGCAGGTGGTATGGACCCGAACGACGTGCTCGTCCAACAGTACGCCTATGAACTAGGTATCACTGACGAGGACAATTGGGACCTGATGGACGAACTACGCGAAGCCGTTGCTGGTGACGAAGACATCGTCACTGCACGTTCACAGACGTCCGCTCTCGAGGAGTTTGGTCCTAACGGACCCGACAGTGAACCTGATGACCCGAGGGCGTACGAGTAGGGACTAACCTGCTGGGCTGGGTATTGGAGACAGTACCTACGCCCTGTGGGCTAGCAAAAGAAACACGCCCGCGGCAGATAGGGGGAAACACATGGCAAGGACCGTCATAAGGGTCGAAAGGCTTCCTGAGGTGCCCCCGAAGCTCGACGTCGCGTACCTGAAGTGGATTCGAGGGCGGGTCGCTGGGGGCAGTATCTCAGAGTCAGCAGCGATCGCAGGCATCAGGGCACGTGCACCGTACCTGTCACTGAAGCAGGCGAAGGTCAAACTGGGGTAGGTGCTTGAACGTCGTGCACAGGGAAGGACCGGTACCGGCTAGCCACCTACGGTGTAGGCACCCGCTCCTGTGCACGGCCTTGAGGTACAAGCCTCAACCTAAGGAGGTGGATAATGGCCGAGGCAGTGATTGGCAAGTTCACCAAGAGCGGTGAGACGAAGAACTTCGTCAAGTACTCGCGGGAGAACGAGCTGGGTCGCACGGAGACTCAGTACGTCTCGAACGCGAAGGCGGAGGAGCTGGGCAACCCGAACGAGGTCGAGGTTGTCATTCGGAACGTAACGTAGACGGCAGCACCAAGAACATTGGGAGGCACGAGGCCCACCCTCCTCATCGGGGGCAACGATCATAACACTACGGCTTGGTCCGACCGTAGGGCCTCCCAATATCACCCTTCGTGGGTGACGGTCAGAGCCTAGCTCTTCAGGTCTGGGCTCCGGCCGTAGTCTACGAAAGAGGGAGACATGGGAGAACTTGTGTGGACGGAGAACTGGAAGAAGCTGAAGGAGGCTGGACTCACATTCAAACAGGCGAAGCTGGTTCACAGTTTTCTCGACCAGCAAAGCGTCTTCGGATACCAGTGGGTATCCGACTCAGCCTGGCGCCAGCTCGAAGAGGTGTACAGCGAAGTCCGAGTCTAACGAAGGATTGAACGTCTGGCACAGACGACGCGAGCGTCTTCTTCCTCCGGCCATGGGGTGCGAGACGCTTTCCGGATGTGCCAGGCCTTGAATCCTTCGACTAGGGAGGTGGTCATGCGGGCCAATGGTAGCTAAAGGGCCCTGTGCCCAGCGTCGTACACGGTTAGACGTATCCATTGGGGATATAAACCAGGAGCGTCGTGGGAAAGTCGACGCAGTCAAGCTCCTGTACATACCGTGTGCGGCGCTAGGGACAGCGGCTAAACGAGCTAACGCCCTATATAACAGGACTAAAGGGGGTCAGATGGACAGACCAGGCATCAACGCAGGAACAGGTAGTCCAGCAATGCGTTGCGTCTACGTTGATTGGGTCCGAGACGAAGCAAAGGCGGCTTTCGACTGGGACACAGAAGTGTGTGGACGACCTGGAGTAGGGATGTACGAACAGAAGCCGTACTGCGACGAGCACATGAGGGAGGTGGAAAAAGCATATTGGGCACGGCAACGAAACGACCAAGCCTCACAGGCCGACTAACTGAACCGAGGGTGCTGGCGAACACGAAACGTCTTGCACGACTTGTTCTCCAAAACGAAGATCCACAGTCGGTCCAGTACGAGGACTACATCTCAGGTCGACGGTACGTGATCCACCTCAGCAACAACCGTCGCCTCGAGTTGTTCGTCCCGTTCGAAGTGAACTAAAGGAATTCGGAAAAGATTCCAGGATTGGTCTTGCCTTTGCCCTTTGGGGTGTCATATAATTGGGTAAGAGCAAGAAAGGTACCAACCGA